TACGTCCCAAATATCAGAATCTACATCTCTAACTATTACTTTTGTCAAATCTCTAATTGTAGTAGCTAAAACATCTAATTCTGCAGAGTTTATATCTTCCATAGAGATAAATCCTTCTACAAAATATTTCTTAGGGTATGATGTGTTTCTAGTCCAGCTTACCTCTAGGGTTGCTGGTTTAGATAAAGGACTTACATTCTTTGTAGCACTTGGAGTTGTTGCTGTTAATGTTCCTGCTGTCTTTTGAAACCATCTAATGCTATCTCCACCCATAGAACTAACTTGACAGTCTGACTTGAATACATAAGATTCTTCAGCAAAACCTTTTGCTAATCTATCTATATCTAAGCCTCTAATGTCCTGCATTTCTACTGTATCAGCCATTATTTCAACCTCACTTCAATAGTTTCCTGAACTGTTGCTGCTACTGTTTCTAGTGCGTAACCTATAACTTCAGCCATTCCTTCTACTGTATCATCATCTGCAGCGTCAATTAGATTTGCTCCTGCGATTTTAACAGGGTCTCCCGCTGTTATTGCTGCTGGACTTGCCACTGTTTTCATATCAAAGATTCCTTTAATATGTAGTGCTAATCTAGTTCTACCGTCGTTTGCTATTTTTTCCCTAGCTGCAACACCTGCAAAGCTTTCTCCGTCTGCGGAGCTTGCTGAGGCTGTTCTAGGGTCTGTAATTTTACAGATAGTCCCCTTCTCAATACCTGCCCCGTCTGCAACTGTAAAGTCGATAGGGTCAGATATTCTTAATTTTAATACTGCTTCATCTGCCATCTTAATATCCTTCTCAAATTATAACTATTTAAAGCTTCTTCTTTTCAGCCTCTATGTGTTGTTTAGCCATAATTAGAGTAGCGCGATAAAAAGTTAAGGAATCTTCAGTCTCTTTAATACTTCTTTCAGTATCAGTTTTTACTTTTTCCCACAGTATCTGAGCCTTTGTTCCAATCTTTACACCTAAATCTTTCTGTTTTTTATTCATTGTGTTCTCCTTTCAAAACTTGTGAAGCATAGTCTTTATTACTAATCTCTTCTTCCTTTTCTTCCACTGGTGCTTGTCCTGCTTCTGAGTTTCCACTCAAAAGAATCTCTGCTTTTTTAGCGTCTACTTCTGCTTTAAGAGCTTCATAGTGTGTTATTCTCTCTGCTAGTTCTCTGTTCGCTTTCTCTGCCCTAGCTACTATGTTGTTCTCTTCTTGTGTCTCATTTGTATTTGTTTCGTTATTTGTATTTTCTTCCATTTTAATTTCCTAATTTCATCTGTGGCATTGACCAGCCTGCTAGTCCTGCGATTGTAACAATCATAACAGAAAATAGTGTTCCGTTTACTCCGTTCATTAGTGCAACTATCTCTAATATAGTTAAACAAATTATAGCAACTGCTACCACCATTAATTCCTGCTTATTCTTCTTTCTTATATTCATTTTATATTAGTCCAAATCCCACACTGGGTTGTGTTTCTCTCCTAGCTGATGTTTCGCTAGGTTCTGTTCTTATTGTTCTAAATTCGGGTTGTTTTTTCAAATCTTTAACTTTATTGAAAGTTCTTTTTTTTCCTTCTTCAAATTCTTTTGCTCTTTCTTTATGTTCTTTTTGTTTCATTATTTTTTCTTTTTCTTCTGGTGACATTCCCGAAATATCTTCAGTTCCGTATTTTTCTAAATTTTCTTTATTTTGAATTTCGTCCAACATCATTTTATTAACTTCTATAGCTTGTCTAGTGCTATCTATTCCTGCTTTCCATAATTTTTTAGATAGTATTAAAGCTGGGTCCCATTTGATAGAACCTTCTATTTTAGATTCTGCTATGTCAATAATACTCTCAGATTCTTCTATTAGTTCTCTAGCTTTTTCAGGGGAAATTTGTCCGAATTTAGCTGAGTTTGTTAAATCTCTGATTAATATTGATTGTTGCCCCATTACATTATCTAGTGCTGCCCAGTTTGTTAATATATCAACTCCTATAACAACACCAGTCCCTTTAAGTGCTAATCCTGTCAATCCTGCTGCTCCACCTGCTATACCTAATTTTCCTAATGGAGATTTTAAAAAATTTTGAACTTTAGCAGATTGCACTATTTTAACAGCATTTTTATAACTTAATCCAAATCTAGCCATTAGTTTAGTAACTGTTTTTATTCCTGCTTTTTCAGCTGCTTTTTCGAACAACTCTTTTTTCATTACATCTGCTCCTTTTAAAAGTGTTTGTTCTGCTGTTTCTGCAAAAATTCTAGGAGTAACTCTTCCTAAATCTTCTCCTAATTCTTTTACTGCGAATTTTCCTGCACCCAGTAGTTCATCTGTATACTGTGCCATTTTTCCAGCAGTTAATGATTTAATAAATTTATCAGATGTCAATACTTTTTTTAATTGATTTGGTGGTATAACGTCGTCTAGATTTTTCATATTCTTTAGAAAAACATCTAAAGCTTCTTTTTCATTAAATATTCCTGTTGCTTTTTTAGCTAAGTCTTTTAAGGGAATCCATTTCTTACCTACTTTTACAGTTTTTTTTGCTATATCTCCACCAATCTTTGTAGTTCCAGCAACTCCAATTAAATCTAATAAATCCCATGGGGACTCGCCCCATTTTATCCCTGATTCTTCTCTTTGTTTTTGAAATTCTTTTTGTTGTTCTTCAAATACCATTATTGACCCACTCCTGCAGTTGTTTCAGATTGGTCTATGTTTACTGGACCGTCCTTTTTATTATCGCTTAACATTTCATTCTCTAAACTAGCTGGGAATTCTAAGTTAATTGTTTCTCCTAACTGTTTCAATACCTGTTCTTCGATATATAACTGTTCTTCTTCTATAGTTTGCTGGAAAGCTAAATAAGCTATTTTACTTGAAGCTTCTGTTAGCGCTTTACTTCCACCTAAAATAATATCAGGGACTCCTGTTGCTTGGAAAAAGTAATTGTTTAATGTATCTATCCAAGGTAAAGGATTTAAAGTTGCGTTTGGTGCAATAGATAATACTTCAGGAACTACTGCTCCTTTCGGAATATAAATATTTTCTACATTGTTTCTTGCTGTTTCTGTTTTAGTTTTGAAGCTTGCAATTTCAGTTTCATCGTCGGTGTCTAAGTGCCATATTATAACAGGTGCTACGTTCCGATGTAAAACTGTTTTGAAATCAGACATTGCTTCATTACGCATTTTGATAATATCTTCAACTGCTGTAATCATACTTTGCCCATGAATCTCATCTCCAATTCTATTTCTACTTAAATGAAATATATCTTCAGGATTGAATCTTTTATTAGGTTTACCTTTTACTACTGATGTTTGTTCGTATCTTATTATTTTACCTTGTCTATTCGCAACAATAACCATAGTGCTAGGATTCAAAGGTTTTAAATTAACTGTTAAATTCTTTTCATTTTTTATTATGTGTGCATAACTATCTCCACCAATATTATAAACTCTAATTCCATTTTCTAAAATTGTGTTAAAAGTATCAACTCCATTTCCTGAAATCATACCTAATCTAAATGTTGTATTTTCATCAGCTGTGAAACCTTTTCCAACAGTCCACGTAGCTTTAGCGTCTATTGAGGCTTGAAGTTCAGGAACAGATTTATAATAACCTAACTTTTTATTCCAGTCTCCAATTTGGTAAGTAGTTTCTTTTTGGTCTGTAGGGCTATCTAAGTTCGCACTATCTACACTCCAATCTGTCTGTGCGTTAGTCAAATCGCTAACTGCTGTGCTTCCTATATCTGTTTCTGGCATTTTTTTAAGTTCCTATTCTGAATGGTAATCTTGCTACGAATATTGAAAATCCTGCTGGGACTGTGTGTCCCCCCACTGTGAATGCTCTCCCTTGTGGGTCTACTCCTACCCAATGTTCTTCTCCACCCCCACAGTCTGAATCTAGTTGGATTATTAATTCATCTCCTCTTTTAAATTTTGTTCTAGGGAGAATAATTTTAGCGTTTTTTATTTCGTATTCTTGTGATTGGGTAACATAATCGTTCCAAGTGCTACCTATTTGTGTTTCTTCTTCTGTTGCACCGTCTTTATGAAATATTTTTATAATGGTGCTTGTTGTTCCGTCATCGCCTAAATGAGCAAAACTTAAAATAGCAGTTCCTTCTAATATACGTGGGGCGTTAAATTGTCCTGTGCTATAGTTTTTTTCATCTGAACTTCCTGACCAGTGAGCATATATTTCCTCTCCGAAGGGTGTTTCTCTACCTACTTTATTATCATATAAATAATGTATAACAACTCCTGTTCCGTCTGCTATGTCATTATAATCATAAGAGGCTATTGCTGGGTCTTTAGTTCTAATTAAGTCAGCCATTGGTTTACACTCAACTCCATTTCTATATTTGGCAATAAAGTTTCTCTTCTTTGACTAAATGGAACAGCGTGAGAAAATCTTGTCATTTCTTCGCTTATTTGAACTCCACCTATTAAAATATCTCCTAATAATCTGCCCCACTTTTCTACTCTGTTTTCAGGGTCTATAAGAATATCAACCTCTTTTCCCTCTATAAGATTTTGTAAATGGTCTCTAGCTGCATGACCGCCTTGATTATTTAATTCAGGTGCGTCAATATCTCTTAATCTTAATTGGAATGGGAAATCTCTTTCGTTCCACGTCATAGTGACTGTATCTCCGTCGTGAACTTTTGTAATTGTAGCTCTAAAGTCTTGAGTGATTTGTTTATGTGGAGATTTAAAATATAACTCATTCATTTGACTATTCGTTAGTTCAGGGAAATTTTTAAAATCATGCATTATTCATAAAGTCCTGTTGCTTCAAATCTCTTAAAATTGAAATGTTTCTGAGTGCAACGTCTCTTAATATATTTACCATGTTTGAAGCTTCTGTTAAGTTTGTATAGCCTCCCATATCATAACTTATAACATAAATTGCTGCTAGATTACTTGCAGTTTCGCTTAATATTTTTTTAACGTCGGTGTTTAATCCACTATATAGGTCGCTCCAATTCTTCCTAGTCATAACGTTTATAGTGCTTTCTGCTTGAGAAACAAAATCATTTATGTATGCTTCTACATTTGCTGTTGCACTAGCTCCGTCTCCTGTTTTTCGTTGCACTTCTGCAGTCGTGCAAAATATTCCTGTGTCAGCCATTTATTTTATTCTTCCCATAGTCATTTTTAAGTAAACTATTTCTTTTGTTAAATTTTCTACTAATTCGTTTTGAATTTCAGAGAGTTCTTTCTGAACTAAAATCTGTGCTTCAACGTCTTCGGAGACTGTTAAAAGCTTTGATTTCCCATCTAATCCTTTTACTGTTACTTTTCCCATATTCTTATTTTAGCAAATCCATATATTTAAACCTTTGTCTTTTATGCACCACGCTGCTCTTACTAGTGCTTCTGTGATGTGAGAGTATCTTCCAAAGATTCTTATGTTTTTATTCTCGGTGTATTCATACTGAATAGACTTTAGAGATAAGAAAGTTTCTTCATTGTTCTTTAGAGAGATTAAACCTCTTTCCATAAGATTTAAAAGATTATTGTATAAGTCTTCCTTTAGAAGTTTCTTTTTTCTTTTCTCTTCATTGTCTAAACTCTTTGTAGCATTGTTAATAGAGACTATCTTTCTTTTAGTTTGTTGTTCTATTAGTAATGTGTCGAACACTCCACCCCCAACTCCTGCGTCATCTATGTATATTTTTTTATAATGATGTTGTTTGTCTGCAATTTTTATTCTGTCTGAAGTATCAGTTAGACGTTTCTTTTTTGTTATTTCCATATCTATTTCTTCTAGTCTTGTTTTATTTATTCGTTTAAGCGAATACAACACTGTCTCATCTTCTCCCAGTCTTGCAACATCAACTCCTAAAAAGTTGTCTCCAATGTTTCTAGGAACTAAAGTTCTATTCATACACTCTCTAATTAAGTCAGTAGGGAAAAATTGTCTTAAATCTTCAACAATCATTCCGACGTATTCTTGTGCGAATTGTCTTTTAGTCATACGTTTTTCTTCTCTTTCTATATGTTCTATAGCTTTATCACGTTGTAATTTAGACCATGTGGCACATAATGTTCTAGTTTTAATCACTTCCATTGAGGAGATTGCGAATCTTGCGTAAGAATCGAAAGCAGATTCTCTATTTTCTACAACGTCTGCGAAATACCCCTCTCCACCAGCAGGAGTAGATAACAAAGTTGTATTACCCCCCGTAGTTAGAAGCATTGGTGTCACTGCAGCCCAAACATCCTCAGGTATTCTTGACGCTTCATCAGCGTAAAGTTCATGAACTGTAAGGAAACGTATACCTATACCACTCATTCCAGTAGGTAAACAATATATTTTAGTTCCATTTATTAGAGAAATCTTTGTTTTAGTAGGTCTATTCTTCCCTTTCATTATCATTTTTGAATGATTATCTATTAAATATGTTAATGTTTTCTCAAAAAGAGCGTATGCCTGACGTTCTGTTGGTGCAATCATAAGAATATTAATGTTTTTCTTCTTTACTGCCTTCTCTCCAGCGTCTCTACTACAAATAACTGACTTTCCAACTTGTCTACCGCAACATAAAACACGGTCTCCTTCAGTATTTAGGAACTTCTTTTGCCAGTCATCGAGTGTTATATCTATCATTCAACTACAAACTCCACAGTGTAAGCGTCATTTAGTTCTTTTTGTTCTTCTAATATCTTATCAATTTGTGTGTCTGACATTGTGTCAGGTTTACATTGAATTAGTTTTATAATATTTGTAGTTTTATTTATAGCAAAAACATCTATCGGAGAGTGAGAACCAGCACTTCTTTGAACGATATCATAACCTCTTTTTCGATATTTTTCAACAATTTTATACTCTTTTCTTCTTCCTTTTTCGTAGTTTTTATTGGGCATTTTGTGTTTTTTCTTCAAAAACTGTGTTTTTTCCACTGGAAATAAGGGTGTTTTTAGTCATTTTTTCCATTTTTTCTTCCATTTTTATCAATTTTTCACTGTTTTCTTCCATTTTTTGCTTAAAAAACGTCATTTTTTTGAATAAATTTAACTCATTATCGTATTCAGCAATTCCTAATTCTGCAAACTTTATTGCTAATCCTGTCCTTAATGCTTCAGTAAAAGACAGTCCGTGTTCTTTAGTTAATCTAAAGAATTCGGGACTTACAGTGACTGAAGTCGTTATTCTTCCATTTCCGATTGGTCTTCCCATTGTATTAATTTATATATATATATCTCTATTTATATATTTATGTGTGATACTTTTGTATATATATAATATGTATAAAACATAACGTAATAGTAGTAGTGTAACTAATACACGTATATATATAAACTATTTATGTTGTTTGAAAAAGCTAAAAGGGGGGGCTTAAATTATATTGTATTTTATAAAATTTTTCTGCGGGAACGTGGTTATAAAAACAACAAAAATAAACAATAATCGCTACTATTAGAAACTTACTCTCTTATATGTTACTTGTTATAGTCCCCCCCCTACCCCCCCTTTTGGGGGGGGGTAGGGGGGGGGAACAATGAGCAAACGATTTATGAGCATAGCCTGCCTGTTCGCAGGCTTGCCATAAAGCTTTTGCCTCGATAAATCAAGCCAAGCCTATTATTCAGCCTTTATTAAGCCTGCTACAATGGCAGGCTTATATAAAGATGTTAATTTTAGCCATATACATGCTTGGCTTAAGAAATAAAGTGCTTATATGAGCCTATTTGCCTTCTTCCGCCATAAACAAGCGGGGGGTTAAGCTATGCTGGTATAAATCACGTAGTGATTTATGAATAAGCAGATATAAAAAGCTTTCGACTGCTTGCTGGCGGAAGTGCTATGACAAAAAAATAAAGTTACTGGTTATCTAGTAACTCGTGAAGTTTGATAAATCTATTAATTAAGATATCAATTCGTCTGTTTTTTGTGTTAAGTTGTCTAATCTCGTCTTGTGTTTTCTCTATATTGTGTAAAATCCAATCTTTGTATTCATTCATTTTAACTTCTCCTACCGCTTTTTTTTCGCGATAATGCCGTGATGCAATCCTTTCTTTTAATGCTTTAGCACGCCTGTTTGCGTGCAAAGCTTTAAAATGAAAGTATTGCGTAGGCAGTGGCGAAAAAACAGCAATTAATGCTATCTTATCACCTCCTTTGCACGGGTATAACAATCCTAAGTCTTTAAACTGCTCCTACCATTAGGGCTGTCACAGGGAGGAACAGAACTCGTATGTGTAGACATGAGAAACCCCCCCGTAACTATTATAGTTCTATACCTTCGTCTTAATAGCTTTTTCTATCATTCGCAAGATATAAAATATAACCATGAAACACATAAGTTCTATAGCAGACATATTAATACTCCTATAAATGACATTACAATACCTATTATTGCACCACGTATCATACCTTTTCTATAACCTCGTCTAAATCCAGAATCAAATCCTCGTTTAAGCCATGTTTTTTTTATTAAACTAATAAGGTCTAGTCCTTGATCTATTACTAATTTTTCTTTTTTAGTTAATTTCTTTTCTTTTACCATTTCAATCACTCCGTGGAGTGAAGGCTCCTAAGAGCCGTTTTACAAGCGAAATGGCTTCATCTTCAGGCATACCTGAAATGATTAGGTCTTTCGCATAACTCGCATATATACTGGCGTTCTTTGTGTCACTAAAGCTGCTGCTTTGGTTTGGGGTCGGAGTAATAGTTTTTTTCACTGGTGCTTCAAACTTCTCGTCTATTACAGTAACTTCATTAGGGTATAGTCCCCTAATGTTTTTAAACCCGTTAGCTTCTTTCATCTCTATAGTTATTTCTTTTCCTAAGTTTTGTTTAACAATTTCAATAATATTTTCTTCAAAGCAAGTTAATCCACCTTCATTTGTATTCACAACCCAGTATGTTTTTCCCTTTGCACTCGTCTTTTCTGTTATTCCATTTACATTTATTTTAGTTTTCATTCTAAATCCTCCATTGCTTTCAAATAATCATTTTTAGCTTTTAAAAATAAATTATAAGTTCTTTTATCTAATTGTTTTGAACTATCATATCCTAAACACTCTAGGGTATCTGTTTCATCAAATGTTATAATATATTCATGATTTGCAAGTTCATATCTAAACATTTCATAAATATACTCATCATCTTCTCTTGCTTTCTTAATTTCTTCATCATGGGTTTTAATCATATTTAAATATTTATTTTTGTCTTTTCTTCTAATTAATCCACCACAATTTTCTATACTAAGTAATTCCTTTTTGTTAGTTTTAAATTTCTCCATTCCTTCTTTTAATTGTTTATCATTAAAAGCAAAAATTATAGGGAAATTATTTATTTCTTTTTGAATTTTTTCATTTAGTTTAATATATTTATTCATTTTCTATACTTGCTCCTTCGTGGGACTTTGAGTTTAAGTTTCTTAGTCTCCACAACTTCATCTTTTCCACGTCTTGCTATGTAGTAGTGCATCAAACACATTCCATTAATCGCTGCTTTCTTGGTACACTTTTTCCCATTCGTAACATTGTTAGCTTTGCATATTATCATAATGTTGCCTCATGTCTTACACTACTTTATCGTCGGTAAATCTTTATAAACCTGTCGGTAGGTTTTGGCACAGTGTCAAAAAGGAAGGGGCGGCATAGACCCCGATTGCAACCTACTAATAAGGTCTAGTCCTGGATAACTAAGCCTGACGGCGTTTGAGTCGGAGTGTTTTTTACACGACTTTTTGAAGTTCATACACCATATATAGCGTATTAGTTTAATAATTTATAATTTGGGAATATAACTCCGTCTTTAACTGGATAAACTAATTCCTGTCTGTCATCAAATATTAAATCATAATCTTTAGTATCATAATTAAAATCCTGTAGAAAACAATTTATTACGGAAACATTCTTATATTTCTTTGACCATTTCATAGCTGTCTTAAATATTTCTGGGTGGGCTTCTATTATAATATGTTTCTGTAGGTTAAACTTTTGAAACTCCGTCGCTGTGTAACCTAACCCGAAACCTATCTCTAAAACTCTTTTAGGTTTATACCTTTTACATATATCTCTAATCAGTTTCTTAATCTCTTTCTTTTCCCCAACTTCCATTAAGTTCCATTTCTTATTCAGTAGTAAAATCCCATCTTTAAGTTCAGCTTTTGAATTTAAAAAGTATTCTTTTGAAATCATTTTAATTTAAACTTCTGCTTAATTCATACCAGTTGCCATTATCATAAAGAAAAGTAACTGTTTGATTTGCTGTAAACGTCCAGTTTACACTACCTGACATATAAATATTTTTCCCACTACCACTAGATTGGTCTACGAATGTAATCGGACAGCCTTGTAGTCTTATATATATTATTTGTCCTTGTTCTGGACTGTCGAAGGTAGTAATAGAATAACCTCTCCCACTTGCTGGACCTCTAAATATATTTGAGTATTTTATTTGTGGCGTGCTATCTCCTGCCTCTAATGTTATAACATTTTTAAGTAGAATACTCCCATCAAATGTACAATCTCTAGTGGCCAGTATCATATTAAGTGAGGTTAGGGTAATTGTTCCGTCCGTAGACATTATATCTAAATTAGCTAGAGAGTTTATTAACATCTCGTCCTCTGTATATATAGTCATACCTGTATTATTAGCTTTAATATAACCGTCTTTATCTGTGCCGAAATATACTCTAATATCATCATAAACAATCATTTCTCTTTTCACATTAAAATCTTGTGGTCCTTCGTTCAGAGAACGTTTTACTCCTGAATAGTTTGGTAGAACTAAAGGCTCTTTCCCTATATTTCCAATAGGGACGACTTCGTGATTTTTCTTAGGCATATATCTATTAGTGATTATTTTTCCCATTTAATCGTCCGACTGTTTTGTAGTCCCAGCAATTAGTCCTTCTTCATAAGGGTAATTCTTTTCTAATATTCTTGTGCCTACAGTTCCTGGACCTTCTTTTACTGTTCCACTAGTTGTAACGGTTGCAGTCATAATTTAATTTAATTAAAGAAATATATAAAGGTTGTGGAAGACTCTTTCGAGTCAATCCCCCCCACAACCCAATGGAAAAAAGGTAAATTTATTCTTTCTTAGCTTTCTTAACTTTCTCAACAAAATGCGGATATTTTTTTGCTATCTGTTTTGCATTGTCAATCTGGTTAGTTGCTATGAAATGGTCGTATAGTCTCTTTGCGTTAGATTCCATTTTAAGTTTGTGTATCCGTAATCAATACAATCGCCTTAGGGTCTGTGTTATAAGCTATTCCGCTTTCCCACACTCTAATCCTGCTTCCTATACCTTCTTCTTTAACAACTCTTGAAGTTGTTGCTGAAGCTTGTTTGAAAGTTGTTGCTCTCTTTGGAACAATAACTAAAGCATAGTCATCAGTTACGTTGTTTGAAACTTTAACATTCAGTCCTAAGATTTGCATTACAACTCCTGACTTAACTTTCTCACTTGAAAATCCAGGTATACTTGAACCTTTACCACTGATTAACCAGTTTACAAGACTTTCATAGTCTGTAGGGTTAAGGTAAAGTGAAGCACCTTCAGGGTTATAGTTGTAATCCTTAATCATTCTTTTTGCACGCATTAAGTCTTTAACAATGTCTGCTGCATAATCTGCTGCGTCCCATTGGTCCCCACCTACTGCTGTAGTTGCAAAAGTTTGAATGTTTGACGGACTTTGACTTTCAGACATTACGTCCCAAATATCAGAATCCACATCTCTAACTATTACTTTTGTCAAATCTCTAATTGTAGTAGCTAAAACATCTAATTCTGCAGAGTTTATATCTTCCATAGAGATAAATCCTTCTACAAAATATTTCTTAGGGTATGATGTGTTT